TTACGACGGGCGCGGAACGCTCGCCTTGCACGCCGTGCATTGATACTCCGGTGATCCGAACGTGCCCACGTTCACCGTCTCGAGATGTGGACACTGCGACAAACTTTCGGACTGGTCGTGATTCGGCGTAGGACCATCGCCCATCTGCGCCAGCTCCACGGCGTCCAGAATGATCAGCATCGCGTCGATCTGCGACTGCATCGTGATCAGCCACGCCCTGAACAACTGCTGGAGCGTCGTGGCCATCGTCAGACGACGGCACCGGTCAGCCTACGATTAAGAACCAGCGTGCCGGTGGTGTCAGTCGCGTACCCCACATACGAGATCCGATTCGTCGCAATCAGATCAGCCTGCGGGGCGATCCCGCCAGCCGTGGCGCTGACGACGTACGTCGTCGCCTTCGAGGTCGTCGCCCCAATATTGAGCGATCCGCCTTCGATGTACGCCACAGTCTGGTTCGCCGCCGCGCCGTTCAAGGCGATTCCGGCGCAGGTCGCTTCTTCAACTGTGCCATCGCATTGTGCCTTCCACAGTTTGCTGTCTGCGGCTTTCACATACAGCGACTGTCCTGCGGTGATGGCTTCACCAGCGATGCCTTGCAGAATCCTCGCGTCGGTCAGTGGCACAACCGTCGTTGCCGTTACTGTTAAGTCAGCCATATGTGATCTACTCCCTATGCCGATTGGTGCGCCGTGACCGTGAAGACCCCGACGAACTCCCGCACGACGATGTTGTTGATCGTGTCTTTCATCACGACGCCGTTTTGAAACGCCACGATGGCCGTCGGATAGCCTGAGACCGTCAGCGGCTTCCCGTCGAGTTCCGTCTTGATCAGGTCGCTGATCAGCAACACTTCCGAGTCGCCCCTGAAGTTGCTGACCGCCCTGACCCTGACCGACGCCGTTCCGCCCCACTTAGGACTATCAATCGAGCCACCCATCGTGTTGAACGGAGATTCATCCCCAGCCTCGACCAGCACGTACTTGGCGAGTCCTGCCGCCGGCTGATCTGAGATGTTCGCCGGAGGCACCACCGCCGTGAGCGCCGGAGACGCCTTCAGCTTCGCTAGAATCGCGGCGTGAACCGGCCCCAGTGCCAGCGTGCTGGCCATCAGTCGAGTCCTCCGAGCGCCCCATTGATCGCCGCTTCCGTGCGCTCAACGTGCGCCTGTTCCTCAGAATCAGCCGCCGGTTTCATGTACGGCACCGCGTCGATGTCCTTTGTCTTAAACCCGTACTCGTACCAGACGCCGTACACCGATGGATTCTGGTGCGCGCTGTTGCCACCACGCATCGTCAACGTCACGTTGTCGAGACCCACGCGCCAACTCAGCCCTTTACCGGACACCTGAATCGCCCGCCAAAGGTCGTACTTGTCATGCGGAGCATGGGCGCGAGCCTCACGCTGCACATTTCTAGCGGTCTGCTCACAGGCGCGACTGACGCGAGCCTTGATGTTCTCGCCGCCACGCTCCAGCGCATCCTGCAGGCCGCGAGCGCCGTCTAACTTAAAGCTCGCCTTCACTGCAACTGCTCCGTCACGTAGACATCGAGCCACTTGCCTTCGCCGGTCTCGTCGCCGTAGCTCACCACTTGGTACTTCTTCCCTTCGTACCGACCGTGCGCATAGAGTCGCATGTCAGCCCGGAGGTCAGACCGGAACGGCATCGTGATCACCGAGGCGTTCACCGACACCTGCGTGCCGAACCGCAACAGTTCGTTCCCGCCGGCACTGCGAATCTGGCACGGAATAAACGGCACGGCGGTCTCGTAGCCGTCACCGCTGGTCCCTGAAGGCACCTGCAGATCGACGGCATGGCGCAACTTCCCAAGGTCCAGCGAATCCGTTCTCGCCATCAGGCAATCACCGGATCCTTATGCCCAGCCAATACTCGATCGACTTCCTGCCAGACGCGGCTCGTATCGTCCTTGTTGTCGCCGCGGTTCATCCAGAGATGTGCCAGGACGACCATCACCCCGGCTTGGACAGACGCCGGCACGTTCTCGAGCGTCCACGTCGGCGTGACGAGCCGCCAATACGCCGTGCCATTGCACCGCTCTAGTACCAAGGCCGTCGCTTGGTCAGCCTTCTGCTGGATGGCCGCGTCGTTCTCATGGCTGTCCAACGGCTCGCGAAGGTGTTCCTTCGCGTTGGACAAGCTAACCAGCGCCATTGATCTTCACCACCGGTACCGTTGGGGCATTAAGACCGTCCTTGCCATCGCGGCCGCGCTTGACCATCAACCGCCAAGCCTTCGAGCCTTCGCCGGGTTTCGTGGTCGTCGGCTCGTTGCAATGCCAGCACGATCCGCCAGACGTCACCATCTGGCCGACGTCGTACGACTTGCCGTCCTGATAGAAGCCTTCATACGACAGACCTGCCGTTCCATCCTTGCCATTGACACCGTCGCGTCCCGGTGGCCCTTGTTCCCCGGCTGGTCCTGGCGTGGGCGGTCTCGACTCCAGCACCGCCACTCGCTCGCGCAGCGCTGAGTTCTCGCGCAGTTCAAACTTCAGTTCAGCCTTCAGGTCGCCGATCTCTTTGCGGAGTTCCACCACCGCCATGTCGGTCGGGCTTGGCCCTTCGGTCCGAGCCTCCAGCGACTTGATGCGGTCCCGCAGATCGTCAATGCCAGCCTCCGGCGGGAGCGCCAGCACCGGCTGCAGCGCTTTGGCTTCAACCGCCGCGACACGCTCTCGCATGTAATTGAAGTCAGCCACCCGCGCTTCAGTCGCCGCGACACGCTCGAGAATCGGCGCGAGGTCAACCTCGACAGGCTCAGGCGGCACGACCGGAACCGGTACCGGCTGGCTCGCCTTCGTCTCCACGACCACCAGCCGATCCCGAACATCGCGCAGCGATTCCAGCCGCGCCTCGGCGCCGGCCATCCGCTCAAGCAGCGGCGTCAGGTCAGGAATCTCCGGCACATCGAAAGTGGGCAGCGGCCGATCCGCCTTCGTCTCCACCACCGCCAGCCGCTCGCGCATCGCTTCGACCGAGCCGATCTGCGCCTTGACTGCCGCGATCTCGTCCTGCACTGGCGTCAGGTCTGGCGCCTCCGGCAGCACCGGCAGCGGGACAGGCTGTGCGGCCTTCGTCTCGACCACCACCACCCGTTCACGGAGCGCATCGACGCCTGCGATCTTTTCTTTCAGCGCCGCCACGTCAGCCTGGATGGGAGACAACGACGCCTTGATCAGTAGGACCACCTGATCCGCCAACGCTTTGAGGTCAGGCATAGATCAAGGCCTCATCTACAGCTTTCGAATGGAGCAACGCGCCAAAACTCGCGGCCACTTCTTCGGCGTCGTCCTCTTCATCCGGGGCGACAGGCTGCGCGGCCGGCGCTGGTTCTGGCTTCGCAAAGGGATCATTCGCATCGCGTTTTGCTAGAGCGGCTAACGAGTAGTACTGCTGCTGCACCATCGGCGAATCGCCGCCGGCCACCGGACCGAGTGCGTAGTACCGCTTCCGGGCTTCGTTCGGCGACATGCCGCCTGATCCGATCCCATCCTGAGCCGCCTTGGCTTTTGCCTCGGCATCCATCCAGATCAGATCGTCAGGGTCAAACTCCGTCCCGTAGCTGTTCTGGAACTGCTTACCCAGGCCCAGCCCTTCATCCAGCGACAATTCCATCTGGAACCAATGCGACTGCAGCGCACCAGAGTAGTACTTCTGGATCACCGGTTCGATGTTGGCGTACGGCGGCGGCGGACCGATGTTGACGATGTACGGATCGACGCCGTACGTCGAGCACACCACGCGCGCCGTCATCTCCAGCTGCTCGACCAGTTGCAGATCCACGGCATTCCACGCCATGCCCTCGTACTTCAACCCGTCACCGAGCACCGCCACTTTGCCTACATTGTCGCCGGTAAAATTCGTATCCCAGTATTCCTTCAGCCGCTGCGCCGTCTCATCGTTGATGATCCCTGGCGCCGTCAGTACACCACCCGGAATAGAGCCGTTGGAGAACAGCTTGCTGGAATTGTTCTGGATCGCCAGCCCCTGCCGCGCCGCCAACGCGCACGCGAAGATCGGCGAGAGGCCAACCAGCGGATGAAACAGGCAATTCATCCGATCGTGGATAATCTCGCTGGCCGGTACAGTGACCACCTCTTGTGGAAGTCCACTGAGATCGTCCCGCTTCAACTCGTAGTAGACCGCGCCATCCTGCGACACCAGCGGCGTCACCCGGAGCGGATCCAGCACGTACATCGACGTCACCACCCGCCGTTGGTCCCTAGCCTTTAGCACGTACGTATTACCGCTATTGAGCTTCGAAGCGGTCCACGTCTCTTTGAACTGCGCCGCATTCTGATACCGGTTCGGCTTCCGCAGCACTGGCGAATACGCGGGATTCTCCACCGGATTCCAGATGCCGTTGCTGTCTTCCTCGACCAACCGCAACGCCACCTTCCCGGTGTCGTTCATGATGCGAGTGGTACAGGCGAAGACGGCGCTGAAGGACAACGCCGTATCCATCCTGATCTCTTCGTTGCGCTGCCACGCCCCGGTATAAGGCTCCCGAATCGACAGAGGCCACCAGCCCCCGCGCCCGCTCAGCGGCTGCAAGGGGATCTGCTTCTGCGCCAACTGCAGATCCGTGGTACGCCCGATCGTCCAGGGTCCGATCTGCACCTACTTGGCCTTCCGCCCCCGCTTGCGCTTCGGTGCGTCGACGTCGCCGTTCTTCAGCGGCTTTGGCAACGCATCCGGATCATCCACGACATCCGGATTCAGATCCTGACGCGGCCCCGGATCCTGGTTGTACTCCTGCTTGAAACCCGTCACTCCCGGCTTCGTCTTCGGCTCGTCGTCATTCGATCTCGCCATCGGTGGTCTCCTTCTGTTGCGGCTTGGTGGATTTCGGTTTGTCGAGACGGATGTACTTGGCGTTGAGCATAGCCTCGAGCATTCCAGGCGCCATCGCCGAGGCCGCGATTTTGATGACCTCGCCGTTAAACGGCGAGCGCAGGGTGATGATCTGGTCCGAAGGCGTAGAGTCCAAGGTGTCTCACTTCTTTCGATACATCGTGGTCGATAAAAATGCGAATCCCTTGCGCCGTCAGGATCCGGCACAAGCGCACGTCCTCGCCGACATCGCCACCGTCATCCGTCAGCCCATGCCGAAAGACCGGGCGAGGCAGATCCGCCACGACATCCACCCGCATCAGCATCACGCCCATCCCGACGGTGTCCACCACCTCAAGTCCGACCGACGTCGGACCGGTCCGAACACGCAGCCCAGACCGCCACGATGTAAACAGCGGCTGGTCAGGCTCGCGCATCAGGCAATTGCACGCCACGATGGACTTGTGATGCGCCTCCAACCGGATCGCGGTGTCGGCGGGAAACGTCATATCGGTATCGAGCCACAGGATGTGCGTAGCGCCAACAGCCTGCGCCTGCTTCAGCACGGCCTCGCGCCCGACATGCACATACGTCGAGGCTTCAAAGACCAGATGCACCGCATCCCACGGCCCGAACTCTTTGGTGAACAGGACGAGCCGCGCTAAGTCCATCGCGAAGGAGGCCGGCACGATGTCTCGCGTTGGACCGCCGATCACTAGGCGCATTTCGCACCCTTGGAGCGGTTGCAGCGACGGTGCGCCAACTGGACGTTGGCGTAGCAGTGCGATCCACCCTTCGAGATCGGCACGATGTGATCGACTTCCCATCGACTCGTCATCTCGACCGACTCTCCACAGATGCCGCACACGCCTTTGGCTCGTTCGAAGACGACGCGAGGATCGACGGCCTCAACGAAGACTTGCTTCGTGATGGCCCGTCGTTTATTCGCGCTCTTGCGGCCCCAGACTCTAGCCTTGTCGCGATTCTTCGCGACGTAATCTCTGCGGATCCGCAGCGCTCTATCAGAGTTCGCGTGATACCACTCGCTCGCTTCTCGTCTGCGGCGCTCTTTGTTCTGTGCGTAGTGGTCACGGAAGTAATCAGGTTTCAGCGCTTTGAGCTTATTGCGAGCTGCGTAATCCGACGCAGCCTTTCGATCTCGATGCGTTGCCACCCACTGCCTGATGTATTCCTTCTTGCGCTGGTAGATTCGCTTGCGAGTGTTGTCATCGAGACCTCGATACGTTTCGCGAGCAACATCTCTCCCGCACGTCAGGCACTGAAACGAACTGACAAAACGCTGGTCTATATGGCCACGCTGGCATGGCTTGCCAGTGAAGTAGTACTTGAGACCAGCGGCCTTCGCATCGTTGCGCGAAACAATCTGCATCGCTTCCTCCCTAGAAGAAGCTCCTAGTCAATTCGTGCGCGCCAGCCTGCTAGGAAACAGGTGTTCGGGAGCTACCCTAGGCGCGCACGTCAGATCTATTTTACGTTACGTTCCATTGTAGCTGGCTGCGCTGATGTAGGTTACAGCCGCCGTTCTTGCACGGATCCACGTAATCATTCGCTCAGCACGCAAACCGACGAGGTTCCTCTGCCATAGGGAAACCAAAACTGTCGTCGCATCCGATGGGTTGGAGGGCGCGGAATCCATCTGAATGCTGGCCTCGCGGCTGACGTCGATCTGCACGCCGCCTTCGTCCGCGAAGAGGATGGACGGTGCGTGGACGAGGATGACGCGGTTGCCGACGTTGTTGCTGACGATCACCGGGATGCCCATGATGGAGCCGCCATCGCGGGACATGCCGGGGAAGAGCGGCTGGCCGAGGGCGTTGAGCGAGAGACCAAGGCCGAAGGCGTTGGAATCGCTCATGAGCCACACCGAGCCGTCGAGCGGAATGTTGGCGGCGGTGAAGGTGGCCACGCGAGCAGCGAGGTCCGCTCTGGCTGCGGCGCCGGTCACGCCAGATGCGGCTGCAGTGGCGGCGCCGTTGGTGATGGATGCTGGGTTCACGTTGGCCACGGCTGCGACAGCCGGATCAACGAGCTGTGTATCGAGGAAGGCACCCATGCCGGCGATCATCTCTTCGCGCACCGTCGCTTCGGCGGATGGCGTGGAGAGTCGCACGAGTTCTTCGGTCAGCACGATGATGCCCGCCGCCTTGGCGAAGGGTACCGTCACCGTGGCGAAGGCTGCGCTGGTCACAGGCTTGGCGTTGCCCTGACCGACCCACGAATAGGTACCGCCGCCGGTCTGTGACGGGACTGCGGTATTGAACGGTACCTGACGGAATCCAGGCACGCGCCCGATCAGCGTCCGCGGCCGGAGCAGCTCAAGAAACTCGTTTACGGCGGTCTGCGTCGGAGCCAGCGGTCCGGCCCAGGTGGCGTCAGTCGTGGTGCCTGCGGCCACTGCCGCCTTGGTGTGCCAGTTGATCGTGTTCTCGACCATCGTGGCAACTTCAGGAGTCGAGTCCGACCACGCCTTCGCGCGGCTGATGGCCTGATACGAGTCGCCCTTCGCCGAGGCCAGTGCCATCGCGAATCGGGTGAAGGCCGTACCCTTCGGCACAATCGGCGTCACCGTGATGCGAGGCAGGTTGCCGCCGCGCTGCTCAGATGCCACGTCTGCCTTGGCCGTCGGCTCGATGCGGGTAGCGGTGACAGCCAGCGTCTTCTCGAGCTTCCGGAGGCGCGGGAGATGCTCATCGATGGCATCAACCTCGCTCTCAAGCGTGGTGTATTCCTCGCGCTCTGCTTCGCCCAACGTCGAGTTGTCCGACTTCGTCATGATCTCCGTCATGCGAGCGGTTTTGGCGGCGCGGCTGTTTTCAAACTGGGTGATCTGTTCAGCTGTGGTCATGGGACGCGCGTCTTTCTTCACGCGCAAGGGGGTTGAAGTGTCCCTGGTGCGGGACGGATCCAGGCCAGTCGCGGCCAAATCGGGAGCGTCGATAGACTTCAGAATCGCTAGCGTGGCGTCCTGATTCGCAGGTACCGTGACTAGGCTTAATTCCAAAATCTCGGTTTCGAGGAAGCGCAGCCCGCCAGACTTCAGCGGTTCAATCGCGTTGTTGACGACACGGAAGCCAATCGAGACGCCTCGGATGAGCTTATGCAGCACCGAGTGCCACGCCCGATCCACCTCGTCCTTGACTGCTCCCGGCTCATCAATGATCGGAAGTTCCGCCTCGAAGTCGATCCCCTTCTTGGTTGGCTTCTTGAATCGAGCCACGCCAACAGGCGATTCCTTCTTGTGATGGAGCAGTAAGGGGAGTTCGGGCGGGAAGGAGGCGCCGAGCGGTTCGAGAATGTCGCCCTGCCGATCGGGCGAAGGCGTGGTCGCCGTGCCCTTGATCAGGCGCCGACCTTCATCGACAGATTTGATGGTTAAAAGGCTGTATGCACGGTCCACGGTTCACGGTAGTGTGCCGTAAACCGGACGCGCGTCTATTTTCTAGGAGGGAATTAGGCTGGACTACTGGCCGTATCGGCAAAACCGGCAGATGTGAATCGATGGAAACGTCCCGCGAATAATCGTGAGCGCCATTTTCCGGCCGCAATCAGGGCACTTGCGAGCCTCGGCGAGCGCCAGCATCTTCCGACTTAGGCCCGCCTTCATGCGTCGTTTCTGGCTGGTATCCATCGTTTCCTCTACTGATAAGTCCAGACGCGAAACACTAATCCCACTTGTCCCGGTAGATCCGCTGTGCATCCATCATCATCCGTGGCCATTCCGGGTTGTTGCGGTACGTCGAATAGCCGGAGTGATCCACCACGCAGCCGTCCCATGTCGCTAGCCGCAGGTTAGCCCGCCGCGCTCGTTCGCAGTAGTCGAAATCCTCGTAGCCGTAGCCCGTAAACCGCTCATCCAGTGGGCCTAAGGTGTCGAGGACCGTCCGCGGGAAGTAGACGCAGACGAAGGCCAGATGCTTGGCCTCTGGCCGGAAGGTGGCGGTGGACTGGGCCTGCTGGCGCGGGTTGCAGACGGTGCCAATGATGCCAGCCGAGCAGATGGTGTCGGGCCTTACCTGCATCGCGCGATGCCACGACGAGAAGCCCTCAGGCGTCACAAGCTGAGTGTCGTCGTTCATAACGATCACGTCGGCATCACCTGCGGCCGCTATGCCAAGGTTCACGTTCCGGGCAAAGACAAACGGCTTCCAGCCGTCTACCCACTGCACCCGCGGCAGCTCTGGCTCAGATTCAGGCGCCTTGGCGCCGTCATCGACCACGATGATGTCGATGGGCTGGATGTGGCCGTCCTTCTGGAGGATCGACCAGACGCACTGGATGAGGTTATCGGCGCGAGCCGACGGGATGACGATGTGAAGGTTGGTCATTAGCGATTCAGTAGCCCCCGATCGTGGCGTGCTCACATCGAGTACTAAAACAAGACATGAGGGACACCACGAAGGGAGAACTACCTAGCCGGACGCGATCCGGCCGGCTGGGCGCTACCCAGCAGGCTTCGCAACAGAAGTGGTGGCAAACACTTCTGATGGTAAATCTGCGGCGCTCTTGCAATACCGCGCCTGTTAAATGGATACGTCACTGTCACGCCCATCGTGTACAACTCAATGGGTTTACGGCAACGATAGCAGACGACGTGGCTGATGAGTGATTTTAGCATCTAGCGCGTCCCTTTCCGTGCGACCGCGTAGATGTCTGCGCCTTCGACCGTGATCGTCTTGTGCGTAAACGATCGCAGCCACGTCTTCAGCTCAGCTTCTGACACACCGTGATAGTACTCGCCAGGATGCAGCGGCCCGCCATCAATCCCTGAGTGCGTGAACCGCAGCGGATTAGCCGCGGTCAGGATCAACACCCCGGCAGGCATCAGGATCCGATGCGCCCACGCACAGAGACTGCGTGGTTTCTTGGCGTGCTCGAGGACTTCGCAGCAGACAACACAGGCGACACCCTTGCGGTTAAAGAGACGCTTGGCGGTCTCGCGCGGATCCATGTCCAGCACATCGCCGACGAGATCGACGCCATCGCCAGGATAGAGATCGATGGAGGCGTACGGCCCGATGTCCGCAAAGAATGGCCGGACGGTGCCGTTGATGTTTCTGCCGCCGATTTCAAGCACTGGTCCAGGCTTGATCGGCTCCCGTGTCAACGCCTTGCGTACGAAGTTACTAGCCGCTTCGTGCATCAGAGTTCGATGACCTTCTCGCAGCCGTTGCAGAATGCCGCCTGCGTGTACACCGGTCGCAGGTCCGTCTGAGGCGAGCGGCCGACCACCGTCCAGCGGCACATCCACTCGACGTACTTCGTAGCCGACGAGATCGTAAACGTCGATCCGCAGGCTGGGCAGGTCTTCGGAACGTCGGAGCGGCCCATTACTGGGCCACCCGCTGCATCGGTTCCGCCTTTCCGCCGTGAGCCTTCGCGTATGGTGTCCGCGATTTCCCGGAAGGCCTTCAAGGTTGCGTCGGTCATCAGTCACCCCTTTCAAGGGTTAAGAATAACCGAACCGCTTGGCCTTGTCAAGCCCCTTGAAACCCTAGGAAATCTGCACGGAATGCCCACGCTCAATGGCCGACCGGTGCGACACATCCCGGCTCAACTGCCGCACGACTGCCGCCTTATCGTTGCAGAAGATCTGCGCATCATGCCTGCCGCGGGACAGACTGACATAGGCCAGCCGCTGATTCACCAGCGCTTCCGGTGATCGGCCCGTGTCGATATGCAGCAGCACGCGATCTGCTGTTTGCCCCTGTGCGCTGTACGACGTCACCGCGTACCCGTAATCGAGATGCGCGTACTCCTTCAACCGGAACCCGACGCTGCGTCCTGATTCGAGCTTGACCCGCATCGATGATGGCGTCATGGCTGCAACCGTTCCAAGCTGGCGATTCGACACCTTCTTGTCGGTGTACGGTGCCGTGAACTGGATCCGATCCCCCACCGCGAATGATCGTTCCTGCGGCCGGTAAACGCTGGCTGTTAATCGTTTCGGATCGTAGGTCAACTCGCGCCCGGTCTCGAGCCTCACAGTCAGCAAGTTCTGCTTCGCATCCGCCTTGATCACCGTGGCGTAGTCTCGCGCCTTGACGCCATGCACCGTGCTCGTCTTCGCATACCGCACCACATCGCCCGGTTCGTACTTCGCCGCCCAGGCACGATCAGGTCCGGTCAGATCCTGCCGTGGAACCAGCACCTGCGTGGTGTGCGCCTTCTCCCGTATCGCGCCCGTCTGAGTCAGCGCAGTATGGATCGCCTGATTCAACTCGGTCCGAGCCTTGTTGTCGGGCGCTACGATAATCGTGCCCTTAGGCTCCGAGACGAAAGCCTGTGCGACCGCGGCCAACCGGTCCGATTCGCGCGGTACCTGATGCACGCGCCCCATGTCGTCAAACGCCCTGAGCGCGGCCGCGGTTTCACCCTTCGCCAGTTGCTCAACAGCCTGACGGTATGCCGGATCTGCCTGCCTCACAATCGTGTCGATGCGCGCCGTCTGCACGCCGGCCTCCTGTAGTTGCTCATAGATCCGGCCAGCTTCCACGCTCTGATGCTGCCGCACATCGCCCACCAGCAGCACGCGATCGTCCTTACCCAGCGTCGTCAGGAACTGATGCATCTGCACCGTGCTACTCAGCGAAGCTTCGTCCAGCACGTATAGGTGCCGTCCTGGCTGGCGCTCGTCTTGGAGATGCCGCTGCAGCGTCTGGGATTCGATCCCTGACGTCGCCAGGACCTGCGCCGCTCTCGACGTTGCGGCCACCCCATGCACCTGATACTGCTCGCGCTCTGCAGCCTCTTTGACCACGGCTAGGGCTGTCGTCTTCCCGCCGCCGGCCACCCCTTCTAGTGCTTGCACTGTGTCGCGATTGGCCAGCACCTGCGCCAACGCAGCCCGCTGGCCGGCATTCAGGTGCGGCGCCTCGACCATCTGGGCTAGTGGCTGCTGCTGGCCCTTCCCAGCCTGCATGGCCTGGATGGTTTCACGCTCGAGCCGCACCATCTCTGGCGTGGTAAAGGCTCTGGCTGGTGCCGTGCCGTTGGACCGCTGTAGAAGGTCGCATGTCTCCACGCGCCGTTCCATCTCTGCCTTCAGCGGTGCCACCGTGGCAAGGCCCATCGTCCGGACCAGCGCATCACGCATGATGGCCCGCTCGTCTACAACGGCTGAGCGCTCAATATTCCGTTCCGTGGCGTACGTGATGGCGGTCTTCACCAGTTCGCCGCGGTCCGGTATCGCCTGCTGTCCTCGCGCCTGTGCGGCCGCAACAGCCTTCGAGGCTTGATGTCCAAACTGCGCCGCCATCTCCTGATGCTTCGCTTGCATCGCGTCGTGCGCGTGCTTGACCTTGGCTTCGCGCGTCTGCAGGGCGATGGCATGGGACGCTGCCGAGCCATGCAGTTGCGCCTTCTCGAGCGCTTCCTTGATCTGTTGCGACCTCGGCGAGCTGGCCTCCATGTACTCGGCTGAGATGCCGCGGATCTCCGGCACGTCGCGCTTATGCCCGCCGCGATCAATCTGGTAGCCCAGCGCCCGTAGCCTGCTGGCGAGCTCAGCCCGATAGACGGCTGTGGCGTACGGCTGGGACTTGTACAGTTCTCGCGGTTGCAGCGAGCGCATCCGCCCGTCCGCAAGCCGCGTCATGTTGAACAGGACCGCATGCGTGTGTATCTGGGGCGCTGCATACCCTTGGACAGGTCTACTGCTGTCGTGCTCGAAGGTAACGCCCACCATCTGTCGCGTGGTCTCTGGCACATGCGCCCCGCCGACTCGCGCCTGTGCGTGGCGCTCCAGCTCCTGCAACGCCACCTGTACGGCTTCCCGATGCGCCTGCACAACACGCGAATCACCACCGACGAGACCCACAAGCGAGACCGACTTCGGCGCAGAGAAGGTAGCATCCCAACCCGCACGATGCAGCATCGGATCGATCCGCTTCCCGGCCTCATCGACGTAGGAGCCTGACGCCTGGATGCGGATCAACTGCTCGCCTGTGATGGGATGCTTGCCCTCGGCCAGCCGTGCCATCTGCTCGAGGTTCACATCACCAGACAGGCCGAAAGATGCGGCCAGCGCACCCCGCCACTGGCCCTTAATGTCGGCACCCGCGGAATAGTAATTCTCGGCAGAGTTGCTGTATTCTTGCTGGTGATAGGCCACTAACTGCTTGGCCGTTAACGGGTTAGAGATTCTCAGCACAGCCCTAAAAATAATTCTAAATTAGGTGTTGACAAGCAAACCGCTTGGGTTTATGATTCTTCTCATGAACAACACACACAACGTCACCGCCGACCTGACGAAGGAACTCGAAATCGTCCGCACCATCAAGTCCCTACTGGTTGAACGGGACGCCATCAAGGCCAAGTTCGATTGCAGCGATGCATCATGGCAGGCACTGTTCGCTGTCGAAGCGAAGATCAATGCTGCTGGCGGAATGCACCTCATCGGAACCACCTACAACGAAGACTAATCCGTTACCAGCGGTGGCAGGGCTTCCACAGCCTGCCGCCGCGGCACCGGAGGCCGAGCCACCAGTGCCGGCTGCACCGCAGGTCGCTCCACATACGGGAACCGCAGCGGCGTCACGCGGTTGCCCACCTTTAGGTACCCCGTCAGGTTCGCCAACCCGCTGATCTCGCTGGGCAGCACAAGCGGCTCCACCTGTCGCTCAAGCCGATACGTCCACGTCCGCGTACGCGCCCAGCCGTCTTGTTGGCTGGGCGCCAGCCGCTCCTGCTCCACCTCGCCGATGGTCTTCGAGGCCCACTCTGCCGCCTTCGCATCGCTGGCTCGCAGGAAGATCTTGGTGGCCGGCTGCGACAGCATCGTCTCGGCGTCCTTGCCGTACCGGGATTCCATCTGCGCCCGTCCCTGGAATCCGATCACCATCGCCAGTTGCGACTTGCGCCCTTCCGTCACCGCCGTATGCAACTGCGGCAACTTGTTGAGCGTCGAGAGTTCGTCCACCGCCAGCCATGTCTTGCGCCCGTCCGGATGGTTCATCAGGCGCAGGATCAGCGAGTCGAGCCAGAGCGTCTGGAGCGGCACCAGCCGCGCTCGCGTCTCAGCCGTGCTGGTGATGAAGATCCAGCCGCTCCGAGTCGTGGCCCATTCCGCCGCGCTCCATCGTCCTACGCTTTGCTGTGGTGTCGGACAGAGTTGCAAGGTATCCGCGACAAGGTTCAGCGAGGCCAGGATCCCGCTTCGCTGGGCAGGCGTCCGCGACAAGATGGCGGCATGTGGACTGCCAGCGATCTGCTGGTCCAGCGCATCCTCATTCGTCAACCACGCCACCAGTTGTTGTGCTGTCGGATCGAAGGTGAGCAAGTGCGCGAAGATGCCGCGAGCGCTCTCTGTGAAGAAGGTATTACTCTCGTACGGCCGCGGTGGAAACAGCGCCGTCGCCAGCGTCAACGCCTCGACGTCGTTCAGGATCTCATCCCCAGGCTTCCAGTAGGGGCATCGTGCATCGACCGGATTCAGGATCACATCCCCACGTTCAGGCCGGTAAAACCTCGTCACGTATTCCAGCGCCGGATCGTAGACGATGGACGTCTCGTCCCGCTCTGCCACCGTCTCGAGGATCTCCGAGATAAGCGTAGATTTGCCGGTCCCGGTGTCGCCGGCTAGCAGGATGTGGCTCGTCTCGAGCGCTCGCGGAATCACGACCGGTGGCCCGCTCACCTGCCGGAAGGCGATCCCGTCGGCGCCCTTCGAGAAGGTCCGCGCCGTGATGCGCTCTGCGCCCTTCAACCTGCGCCCAACGCGCCGCTGGATGGCCTGCCGTCGGTCCACCGGCAGCGCTGCCACCACGAAGAGCACCAGCAATCCTGCGCCCCAGTAGAGCGGAGGCTGGATCAATTCCGTGACGAACAGCCCGCCGTACAGCTCGTCTCGCAGGAGATCCCGCGCAGGCACTGTGCGCTTCGGCATCCAGCCGACATCGGCTAGCAGCGAGTGCCGCAGGTACGTGCCGAGGTACGCCCGCTGGATCGGCGCCATGCTCGCAAGGTAGAACCAGACCGCTGCAACAGTCGCCATGACGCCGAGACCGAGCGCCGACAGCGTCCAGACTGGCCAGATGGACATCCACCGGCCAGCCGTGGCATTGCGTCCGTTCAACTCGACATCTCCAATGGAAGCGCTTCCTGCCGTAGACGTCTCACGGCCATCTCGCAATAGCGTTCTTCTAGGTCAACACCAACCGCCGTGAGTCCTAAACGCTTAGCAGTGGCGAGAGTCGTTCCGGACCCCATAAACGGATCGAACACAGACCGAGCCGAAGGCACCATCCCAAAACACCACTCAATCAAGGCTTCAGGTTTTTGCGTCGGATGCTCGCGGTACTTTCCTCCTGCCGTCTCCGCTTTACTGCTCAACGTGAACTTCATCAACCGCTGATCTAATGATGTCCACGCCAGCTCTCCGTGCGAAAAATTCGTGGTGTGTTCGAACAACTTGTCCCAGAACAACCATCCGCGAGAAGGCGGCAGCATGTCGGCAAAATAATTACCGCCCCAGATAATGTGTTGACGTGCTACAGCTAAAAGTGCCGCCATCAGATCAGGCGCAGGACGACTATCGTCCCAGGCTCCAGACTCATATTTAGGCCCGAACTTATAGGTGTTAGGACGGCTGGGTTTCGTGCAATGAATAGCACGCGCACAGTCGATCCCGTAGGGCGGATCAGTGAGCAGAAGATCGAACGGCTTATCACCCCAATGTAATCCCAACGACTCAAGTACGTCAGCCGCATCGCCGTGATAAATCGTGATCCCGGCGTGCTCGTAATACGGCCTCACGGCTGCCCATCCCGGTACTGCCGCACCCGCTCGCGCGTGATCGGAATCTGCGCCGACAGATCCGCGCCGACGTTCAGTACTAAGCGTTCGATCAGTTCCATACGGCGCAGGATCTCGGCCTCAAACGTCTGCCGCTCCAGCGCTCGATCCAGCGTCTCTCTGACCCATTCAGACATCGGCTTCGCGCCGGCAGCGTCGAGGTACCGCGCGTACTGCTCCGCATTCGCCTTCGTCGTCACCGAGATTGATCGTTTCATTTACTTGGGTGTCCAGCGCCACTCACGCGGTGCATTTGATGGCGGATCACAAAACGTATTACAACTGCACATCTCCATTCCATCACCGTGTATGCAGTAGCCGAGACCGTGACACATATCGTCGCAGCACGTCAGAATCCATCCGTCGCCGCCACACCGATCACACCCGTCGTCGTCTGGGTAGAAGTCGTCAGGCTCATCATCGAATGTCGGCATCGAGCGTGCCTTTCCTAATGTTTACAGGTATCTGATCGGCAACCTTCCGCGAATTTACTCAGCCTTCCGCAGTTGCCCTGCGGCAACCCCGGCTGGGGGTGCCTGTATTCCAGAAATCCCGGCGCGCACTATGCGCCGATCCGGCCAGCGGTTGACGAAACACCATCGGTTGAGGCGAAAGCCGCTGCCGGATGTGGCGGTTCATCAAAGAGCGGCGCCGATACAAATGCTTTCACGGGCGCAGGCATTCGATCAGGCGTCAGTTGCATCGCCCACAGTCCGTCTTTGGTGTACCCGACGTGAACGAATCCAGCTGCGAAATAGCAATGGCCCCATGTCTGACGGCCATGAACCATCCGAGCGCGAACCTTTTTAGGATCGATAAATGTCACCATGCCGAGATCGGGAATGTCGGACCACTCGGCACGGGTGGCTGCTATCGCTTCGCGGATCATGTCGCTAGCGATTCCAGTGCTCTCGTTTCTGAACATTGAGTTGATCCACGCCCCTGGCCATGCGTGCTTGACGTACTCAGGAAACGGCCACGATGTCACCCACAAGGCGGCGTCCTGTTTCAGCACGACGCAACGCCCAGGCGGCACGAACTGAGGCGAGCCTATCTTCTGACGGTTGTAGTGCCGATCTGCCAGCGGCAGTGCATCCACATCGGCACGATGTGACAGCGTCCAGTTCAT